GTGTTCATTATCGTATGTTAACGTAATGAATATATTGTTAAGCCATAAACTGGCTTCGTGCATGTTTCTTAACGCCCATTGGCGTGAGTATTCTTGTCTGCATCCAGTACACTGTTTGCAGCTTACGGTTGTTTTAGTTCCGTTTGATTCGTGGAGTTTCCACGTAAGTCCACCGCCTATCTTATTATAAGCGGTTATTGGGTGAAAGCATGGCATAGTTGCTCCTTTTTTTTATAGTCGGATTCCGCCTCTCATTGGGCGAGCTCCTCTTAAAGAATTTTTTCTGTGTGTTCTCGCTGCTGTGCGTGAAAACATTCTCTTTGATTTTTTGTAGTTCATTTTTCTAGGTCTTCTCATTGTTATCACTCTCCTTAGTTCGTGAGGTTATTTTTACGACTAACCCCTAAAAGGTGTCAGTCGTTACAGTTGTATCAAGTATCAACTGTTTCTGCCGCGTCGGACTCGTCCGACTTGCCTGCGGCGAGAGACGTAGTCTTCTCGTCCGCTTGTGCTTGTAGAGCTTGAGCTAAACGCTCGTTTTTAACAGCTAAACCCATTTCCTCCATCTCCTGGAGGTTATCTGGATTTTCTGCAAAATTTAAGAATGTGTGCATTTCATTGTTGAATCGTGCCTTCACTTGTTCCGGTAACTCTTCAAACAATGTTTTTGCTGTTGCTAATGTATTTTGCATATCTTGGAAATCCAATTCAGAGACGTCTGAATATTGAGGGTTTGCGTTAGTTTTTGGCATAATTCCTGTCTCCATGAATTGTGCTAATATTTTGTTTATATCACACTGGTCAGTGTGATGTTGTTCAGTGATACCGTCATTAAACGTTTCACTGTAATTTTCGTTGCCTAAATTGTAGGCTGAACGAAATGTATTCTTTGGTACGCCAGTGGCTTTTCTTTTAATTGTCATAATAAGTACTACCTCCTGTAGTTATATGAACTTTCTGTCTCTTTTTATTTTGTTCTATTTGATTTCTTACTACAGCAGCTACACGTAATAAAATGTTATGAGGTAAAGCATTTTGTAATGCAGACCGTGCACTAAATTCATTTTCGCTTAAACCGCCATATTTTCTGAGCATGTCTTTAGTAACCTCATATGTAGTTCCAGCATCTCCGCCGAACTCTGATGGTAATTTCATACGTTTTATTTCTTGACGAACTTTAGCAGTTAATGCTTGTGTATGCGCTAAATTAGCGGCAGAAGTAGCATTTTCTAATGCAACACGTGCTTTGTTTTGTACTGGTGCCATTGCACCGGCAGGTGAACTAGCTTCTTTACTACCCGCTAATATTGGATTTATTCCCGCAGCACGTAAATCAGCCATACGGCGTTGTACTGCGGTGTTGGACATCCTTTCTTGGAAAGCCATTTGTTTTGCGGCTTGTTCAGCACTTGCAATATTTGTTTTTTCAGTCCCTTTGTAACCAAAGAGACCTCCTATTGCAGTGCCTATGCCAGTGAATAAATCTGCCACTAGAAGTGTGTTCCGCCAGGTATTGAATTCACAGGCATCGGTCTCGTAGATTTTAATTTGAACAATGAATCAAATATAAATTGAGGTTCGCTTGCTACCGCTAGTGTACGTTGTACATTTGTGTCTGTTACCTGTATCCATGCATCTCCAAGTAATGGCAAGCTTGCATATTCCTGGGCATAATGCCAGGACTCGAGAGTGCCTGTTGCGTTTGAACGGAATTTGCCAGTGACTCCACTTGGCTTATATCTATATTCCGCATAACGCTCTTGATAGCCGAACGTAGTTTCGTCGGCTGCAGTTCCTTGTGCATATATTTCTTTATTTTTGACTGCTTGTTCCCCAATCGTTGATAAAGTTGGCCAGTAGTAATCGTAGATTGTTTCTCTACTAAACATTCTGTTCAGTCCTTGTTGGTATGTTAAATCTGTTCTTACAGATACCATACCTATTACTATAGTGTGTTCAGTGAAACTCTTTGTAAAAGAATGGCCACTAATTACTGTCGTTCCAATGGCCGATAAATTTCCTTGTGGTGTTGTTGCATCAGTTGACGATGTTTGTGCGACCGGACTAATATTTACCGGTGAGGTTCCACCCCCCAGATATTCTGGTCGTTGTAATCTAGCATCTGGGCTAGTTACATTAAAATGATTTTTGATGACTTCGATATATCTTGAACCGCCCCTGGCTTGAATTTCAAGAAATTTTTGTGTTGCAAATGCTAATCGAAGTTGGTTAATTGTTGCTGCAGTAGCGTCAGTTAAATCTGCGTACATACTACTTTGTGGTGTTGCTGTACTATTGCCTATAAATAAGCCTTGTGTATCTGATTTTGGTATAAATGATGAGTTGTTGCCATCATTAAGTGTTAAATATGTGTCAACTGCTGTTGCATCTGTTTTCAGAGGGGCGACGGTTCCTAAAGGAATTGTTACGTCTGCGCCTTTTTGAGGCCATGGTAATGCTGATGTAAAGTAATCATGTTTTTTACCTCTGTTTAATAATGTATATGCTGTTGCATCTGGTCCAGATGTTGTTAATAATGTTTTTGGTGCTTGTAAGTTTTCATCTCGGAACCAATCGTTCCAGACGAGCGTGTATGCTCGGTGCCATAGAGCACTGAATTCTAATCCTGCTACTTTTGTCGGTATTCCGATGTAATCGGACAGTGAACCTTCTGTCTCTCCACTGCCACCCGCAGTAATGGTCGGTGGTACTGGCGCTGCGACTGTAAAGTCGGGTGTTCCATCTAATCTGTCGGAACCAGATGCTTTATATGTTTTTGTTTCTCCCATAAATTCTTCGAAATCGTCCCAAACGAGTCGTACTGGGACTGCGAAGAAATGGGTATCCATAAATGCGTTATCCATGGTTGGATTGATTGGTGTTGCTAATCTGCTAAATGCTGTGAGATTACATGAAAATGTATCTCCGGGTAATGCTTCGTCTACATATATTGGTACTAATTGACCGGCATTAAATGTGGTTTTTAGCCCATGACTCCTATCAAATGTGCTTCGCTGAATATCGGCATGTGGTACTTCGCTAAACTGATGTTGTTGAGCTGAACCGATTCTTGTGTTGTATTTGTGAGGGTTTTTCATGGGCATGTTATTTCCTTATTTTTTGTTTTTTTTGAATTGTATCACATGTTCATGTGCTTTTGCAAGACATGTGGGTTCTTCCGGTGTTAATTCTCCGGTTGTTGTTTCAAATGTGCCAATTCGCCATAGCGAATAATCCTCGGGATTTTTGGCAATTTGTGTTTCTTCATTCGCCATATCGGCGAATTGTCTTAACGCTATTGCGTCGTTTTCCAAGCTGTAGTCTTGGTGATATGCTTCAAGTGCTGAATCATAAATTGTGTATTTGCATAGTATCATAGCTTATTTCTCCTGTATATGCTCATTCGAGCTTTGTGTGTTTTCTCTGCTTGTCGCAGAGCCTCGGGTGTGCGTAAGTGAGCTGTTTTTTTCATTTCCTTTACGCGACTCTCTTTAATTTGCGCCATATCCTCTGGATATTCTATTTCATATAACCTATCATAATATTTAGGTGGACGCATTTCTTTACCATTGATATGTATGTTGTCTGACGGATAAACGTCATTTTTGTGTTTGGCGAACCAGTGCCCCGCTATGCCGGGGCGCCGGCTCATTGTTGAGTATTCTGGTTGTTTTTCTATTATTTCGCCATTTGTAGTCATTATTTCATAATGCTTTAATCCATTTGACTGGTTTATTGCGTCTTTTCTTTGTCCATTAATTTTCTTTTGGACGTAACCGGCGACATATGCCGCCGATTGAAATGTTACGTCTCCTATGGAAGAGTGTCCTTTACCCCATAGTTTGCTTAATGTTTCTGATTGAGTTAGACCTTGTTGTCCATGTATTATTTCGCGGTCGCGAAAATTTGTATTGAATAATATTGCATGATAATGCGGACGGCCGAATTTATCGCCGTATTCTCCGCATTGATAATATCTTATTGGTTGGTGCTGATTTGCACCTTTTTTCTTTCTAAGCCTTTTCATAAAGTCTTGAAAGTCTTTTTTTACTAGTGTTCCGTGTTCGGGTAAGTGTTCATTATCGTATGTTAACGTAATGAATATATTGTTAAGCCATAAACTGGCTTCGTGCATGTTTCTTAACGCCCATTGGCGTGAGTATTCTTGTCTGCATCCAGTACACTGTTTGCAGCTTACG